AGTGGCCCAGTCTGCGAGCCGCTGGTTTGGCTGCCGACGCCGCGCCTCATAGAGGCAGCCAGTCTCCGCAGCACGCTGCGCCGTGCAACTGGGGTGCGCATGACAGCCGGGAAAGACCGGCACCACCTGTCAACCGAAGAGGAACACCCATGAACGAAGCAAAAGTGAAGAAGAAGCGCAACAAGATGACCATGCGCCAGCGCTACGACGTGATGACGTGCGTGAAGGAAGAGTACGTCAAGACCGGCGCGACCGACAACGGGTTCGCGAAGATCGTGTCCCAGCGGTTCGGGCTCAAGGTCGGCCCGTCAACGATCAAGGCGTACCGTGAGGCGTTCGGCATCGCGCCGGTCAAGGCCGCCACCGTGGCCGAGATGAAGCAGCGCATCGCGGAGCTGGAGGCCAAGCTCTCCGCTGCCGGGGTGGCGTGAGATGCCCAGCTACCGCGAGCTGGAGCTGGATGTCATCCGGTGGGCGGAAGCTCGCCGGATCATCCCCAACAGCACGCCGCAAGCCCAGCTCCTCAAGGCATTCGAGGAGATGGGCGAGCTGGCTAGCGCCACCGTCAAAGGCAACATGCCCGGCATCAAGGATGCCGTCGGCGACGTGATGGTCTGCCTCATCAACTACTGCGCGCTTCAGGACATCGACCTCGTGGAGTGCCTTGCCGGCTCCTACGAGGACATCAAGCACCGCAAGGGCACCCTCATGCCCAACGGGGTCTTCGTGAAGGAGCGCGCCGGGTGATCGACGACTCACAGTACCACGACATGATGCAGCTGGCGCGCCGTCTGGCGGAGGATGGCCACGGCGAGCGCGCGCAATTCCTGCGCGACTGCATTGACGACGCACGGCGGTTCCGGTGGCTGGCGGAGAAAGCCGTGTTCGTGGATATGGTCGCTGACCCCGATAACCTTGTGCAGGTGTGGCATGACACGCTGACCGGCTGGCCTACCAGCGGCCGCACGCTGCGCGAAGCGGTGGACCAAGCCATGAACCGTCACAACAGAACTGCTACCGATGGACCCTGAAGAAATCGCCCGCGTGGCACACGAAGTCAACCGCGCTTACTGCCAAGCGCTGGGCGACAACAGCCAGCCCGCATGGGATGACGCGCCGCAGTGGCAGCGCGAAGCGGCCATGATGGGCGTGAAGCTGCACACCGATAACCCCGATGCCGGCCTGCAGGCCAGCCACGAAAGTTGGATGGCGCAGAAGGCGGCAGAAGGCTGGACTTACGGCCCCGAGAAGAAGCCCGAGCTGAAGCAGCATCCCTGCATGGTGCCGTTTGATCAGCTGCCGCAGGAGCAGCAGGCGAAGGACTACATCTTCCGCGCCGTGGTGCATTCGCTGGCCGGTGACGTGGTTCGCAGCTACGAGGCGCGTGACACCGTCAACGCACTGCGTTCGCTGCTGCGCCAATGTGAGCGCATGCAAGAGGCGCTTGAGTCGGAGGGGCTATGGTGGCATGACGATGGGCCACAGAGCTGGGCCCGCAGGGTGCTTGAGCGGGCGGGGGATGGTTATGGCGGCGGCAGCGAGGTATGGACGTGATCGACGGCGCACCGTTGCCATACCGTGATGGTCTTCTGCCACTGCCCGAGCGCTTCGACGTGGTGACGCGCGGCACCGAGCAGGTGCCGGTCTGGACCGCCGAGGACCTGCGCGCCTACGCCGCCGCGTGCGTGGCCGCAGAGCGCGAGCGATGCGTTCGGATCGTCGAAGCGTACTTGAGGAGTTAGACAGCATGTGCATGTTTTACGACGGAGACGGGGCGGTGACGATGCTCTCGACGGCCGAGCCCGTGGCGAGGAAGGCCCAAAAGTGCCGCGAGTGCGGCCGGGTCATCGAACCCGGCGAGCGCTACCACGTTGACCGCTTTGTGTGGGAAGGCAAGATTGACAACCACAAGACCTGCGCGCACTGCATGGTTGCCCGTGGCTGGCTGCAAGACGAGTGCGGCGGCTACTTGTTTGGCTTCGTGAAGGAAGACATCCGCGAGCACGCGCAAAACGGCGATTACCCAATTGGCGTGCATCAGCTGGCAGTCGGCATGGCGTGGAAGTGGCGCGCGCCTAGCGGCAAGCTGCTACCGATTCCGAAGGCGCCGCCGACGACGCATGAGCGTATTCGTGCTGTCTCACGTTTGAGCTGACCGGCGCAGCGTGGCCGCACAGGAGTAGCTATGCGAGACAAATCAGCCGGCCCAGCTGGGTCCGCGTTGACCGAGGGGTTAGGCCCGCTGCGCGCCGCGCTTGACGGTCTGGCGTTTGCCGCCTACGAGGCCGGCGCCAACGGCGAAACGATGCTCGGAGACTGCGACGACGTTGCCGAGTGGATTGAAGAGGCGATGAGCAGAGCGGCGGAGGCTGTGGCCGCAGAGCGCGAGCGGTTCGTGCGCATCGTGGAGTCTTACCGGGTGCCCGTTGGCAACAGCGCAGCCGGCGAGCTGGCTGCACAGTGGACGATGGACGCCCTGCGCGAGATACTGGTCGATGCCGTTGCCTCCCTGCGGGCCGGCAGAGGCCAAGGAGAGTAGCCGTGACAAACGAGCAAGAAACCTTCGCCCAGCGCGTCGCTGAGGCGAAGATCGCACTGCGAAACGCCATGAGGCGGGTGCCGCCGGGGCTTGTGGACGCCGGCGCGACTCGCGTCGTGGCCTACAAGCAGCTCATGCGCGAGGCCGAGAAGCTGTTGACGCGCGAACCCATGGACCCGGCGCCGTACAACGAGGCGCGGCTTGCCATCGAGGCCGTCATGAATGCGGACCTGAACAGCCTCGTGGCCGGCCTCAAGGGGTGGTCGGACAGGACCGGCCTCAATCGAGCGCCGAGGCAGGCGGCATGAGCCGGCCTGTGGGCTTCAGCGCGTCGTAGGCGCGCTCGCAGGCGAGGCCGGCGGCTCGGCTGGCGTCAAGAGCTGCCGCCAGCTCTCCCGCAGTCTCGTCAGCCCGGCCGAGCACGTCGGCGAGCACCAGCCCGGGGCCGAAGGCTGGCGCGCTTCTACCGGCAGCGGCGGGATCGCCGGCGGCTGCACCACTGCAGGCGGCAGCGGCGCTGGCTGCGGCGACGCGCAGGCTGTCAGAAGCAGCACGGGCAGCAGCAGCGTCGCGACGAGCGCGCGCGAGGTCGGCTTTGGCATGGGTGACGATCTCCTGATGGTCGGCGGCGCGCTGCGCCTCGATCTGCCGGTACTGCTCGGACGCTTGACGGGCGGACTCTGCCCACTGCTGGCGCTGCTGAGCGTGCTCTGCGCGGGCCTCGGCCAGCTCCGTCTTGGTCAAGTGCAGGCGCCACGTCTGCGCGGCCAGCAGGGCCCCGAAAACGGCGCAGGCGACAAGCGCTGCGCGGATCACGCCAGCCCCTGATAGCGCGGCATGCGCTTCCACACGTCGGCGACGTGGTGCCGGTTGATGTCGCAGGCGCTGCGGGTGCTGTACAGGGGGACGCGACTCTTGAGGCAGTGCGCCTCAACGTGGCCCCACCATCGGCCCGGGTCGCACCCCGAGGTCAACTGGCAGGCCCGGCGCTCCCGCTGCACGCCACCGAGCCCACCGTTGTAGGCTGCATCCGTCATCGCGAGCCGCTCCATGGGGTCCGCCACCGGGCGCAGCGCCTGCCAGTTCCCCCGGCTCATGAGGACCAGCGCGCGCACCTGCAGGTCGGGCCGCTGGTAGATCGTCGCCCAGTCCAGCTCGCGCAGGGCAGGGTGACGGTCCCGCATCTCGGCCAGTGCGTCGAACCGAAGCCGTCCGTCTGGGTGCCACGCGCGGGTGAGCTGACCCAACCCCGCCCCCTCCTCGCGCTGCGTGAGCAGACGACTCGTAGGAGCCCAGCAGCGGCTGTGCGTGTAGGTGATGCAGGACTCGTGGCTGATGAGCGCCGGGATGTACTCGCGCCGCGGCACGTCGGGCCAGTGCCGGTCGATCTCCGCGGTCAGCACAGGAGCCAGCGCAACGGCCCGCGGGTGCGGCTGAGCGTGCGCCGCGCGGCCGAACAGGCCCAGCAAAGCGCTGATGACGATGGCTAGAGCGACGAGCGCCAGCCCGGCCCCGATGGGGCTCTCGCCGGCCTTGCGGAACAGCTCTCGCATGTCCGCCTCGGGGTAGTCGTGCAGCCCCTTGCGGGCGATGTGCGCGAAGCCGACCGCGATCAGAGGCGTCACCAGCGCCAGCAGGAGCAGGCCCGTGGTCAGCCCGTGGTCCGGGTCCGTAACCAACAGGGCCGCGATGACTGCCGCCCCGCCGCCGTAGATCAGAACGTGTCTCGCTCGCATAAGCATCCCTTTCTCTGGATCACAGGTTGCCGTGTGCTGTGTTGTGCCCGTTCATCTGTGAAAGCTCTGCTCGCAGCCCGCTCACTTCCTGAGTCAGCGCGTGGTTCTCAATGGTCAGCTTTCCAACCTGTGCGGTCAACTCGATGATGCGCAACTGCATGGCGTTTACCGAGGCGCCTAGTCGCGCGTTTTGCTCACTCAGGCGCACAAGCTCTGCCCGAAGGGAGTCCACGATTTCCTTGCTCGCCTTCTGTGCGGAGACATGCGTTTCGTCGCTGGCCCAGCGCACATGAAGGCGCTTCAAGCCAATCGCTATCGCGCCGATTCCAACGATGGCGGCAGGAAGCCATTGGGCTAAGATGTCGGTAAAGACGATCAATCCGGCACGGGCAGAATGTTGTCGAGAGCGACTACGTTGAGCTGCTCTTCAAGCAGTGGGACAGCGATAAGGATGCACGGGTCCAGCGTTGCAGGCCGGAGGAGGAAATTGCCGGAGATGTCGGACGTGGTAATCGCCAATCTACGCCCGGTAGCGCGGTCAATGGCGATCACGACTCTGGGGACGCCGTTGCCGTCGATGTCTAGCACCTGACCGCGGATGTACTGCGGCGTGACGGGCTGCATCGGTCCGCCAGACGTTCCTCCCTCACCAATGATGACCAGCCTGTGCGGGTTTAGGTCCATGTCCGTGAACGGCAGCATCTGCTCGTCCACATCAGACAGGACATCGTGCGAAGAGTCAAAGGTCGTAGGCGTGCCAGCGAACACAGGCTGGAACTCGACGGCGTCGAATCCAGCCTCCTCGTCTTCTACCGTGAACGTCAAAAGAGGCATCAGTCGAAGTCCGTGGTGTCGAAGAACAACTGACCCAGTTCGTTGGTGGAGGCATTTGCGGCGCCATTGACCCGCAGAATCAGATAGCGCCTTCCGCTCAGTGTGTTGCTGCCGTCAATCTCGTCCAAGTGATTGCCGACGTAGCCCTGCCCGTGAGGAACCCACAAGCCGGGGAAGTGGCCGATTCTCGCCCATGTCGAGTCAAGGCTCAACATTCTCACGCGGCTGCAACGGCCCACGCCATCAACAGGGTCAGGGAAGGGCGGCCCGCCGGTGGTAATTCCCATCGGCCCTATCCCCGAGTTTCTGGCCCAAGGCGACGTTATCTCTTTTGCAAACAAAACAGCGCCAGCGACATTGTTTCGTTGCCGGCAAATGAATTGCGCCCCGATGCTCGTACTTGGTGAGGTTCTGTTGTCAATCGCTCCGAATGACGCCCCTACGGTGATACTGCTGTTGGCTCCAGCAACGATAACTACGTTGTGCTCGAAGCCGCTGAGATACGACACGTACTCGCCGAACGCAAGCGCACATCCGCTCGTGTTCATGGAGGCGATGGACGTCACGTTCGGTTGCGGGAGAAAGTAGAAAAAGGTCGGCGTCGCCAAGCATACCCACGGCCTCGCGGTCGTATCTGCCGTGTTGGACTTGTGGACGAACATCCCGTTGTTCGAGTCGCCGGCGAACTGCGCCACCGTCGGGAATGGCTCGGTGCCCGTGTTCGCGTCCGTCATGTTGTCGAAGCCACGGACGTTCGACCTCTGGGCCTGCGAGTCTGCAACGCGAATCCGCATCCGTCTGGCCGACCCGCCTGTGCCCATCCGATAAACCGCCAAGTGAGTCCCGCTGAACTCCTTGGTCCAGCCAGCCGCTGGCTTCGATCCGTACCCGTTGACCAAGCAGGCGTCGAGGACCGTGATGAGCGCCCCTGCCGTTCCGTTGAGGACCGGAGCGCTTGCGTCATCAGACCTGTAGATCGTCGGGGCTACCATGTCTCACCAGTCTGTGATGTTGATGAAGAACTCAAAGTAGTCGTTTGAGTTGCCGGCCCCGGTTGCCCCGGCCGCAAATTCACTCACGAATTTCTGCCCAGCCAAGTCGCCGGTGCCCTCCAAAATCGCTCCGGGCAATGACACTTGGTTAGACAGATTATGGTACAGCCCCGGCATGCGACCAATGAGAGCAGGGATTGGGAAGTTGACGAACATCTCAAATGGCGACAACCTGATCTTTCCGTCCACTACGCTCACCGTTGTGCCAACACCGCCCGGAGGCATTCCGCTGACTGCTGTGTCGGCCGCGTACCGCAGTGCCGCAAAGAACACTGGCTGCGTTCTGGATGGACCAAAGATCGCGTCCACCAGATACGCGCCGCGGTCCCACCCGTTCCTGCCTCCGGGGCAATTTGAGCCGCTAGCTGGGCCCGACAAGAAGCCGCTCAATTTGCTGCCCGAGAGAACCACGTTCTTGTCGTACCCAGCGCCGTAATACTGGTACTCCCCGAAGAACATCATCTGTGGATTGTGCGAAACGCCGTAGTTATATTCTTGCCCCGGTACAGAAGCGGCTTGAATAAACATGTAGAACATGGTTGGCGTGGCGTATATGCGCCACGGCCGCGCCTGCGTTGTAGCCGTATGAGAAACAAGCAAAGCGACGCCGTTGTCGCCCATGTTGGCCGTGCTGCTGTTGTAGTAGCTCGGCGCTGGGGTTCTTTCGGTCCCCGTGTTCACGTCCGTCATCGTGCGGAACGCTGCGATCAGCGCGAACACGGTTCCGGTATTCTCGACCCGCATGTAGTAGCGCTGCGCATTCCCGCCTGTGCCCATGCGATAGGCGGCCACGTTGGTCCCGCTGAACTCCTTGGTCCAGCCAGCCGCTGGCTTGGCGCCATACCCGTTGACCAAGCAGGCGTCGAGAACGCTGATCAGCGTGCCGGCTGTCCCGCTGAGTACGGGTGCGCTCGGGTCGGTGCTGGAGTAGACGATTGGTGCGACCATCAAAGAGTCTCCGAAACTGGCGCTCGATACAGCTCAAATGTGAAGGGCATTTCTGCGCGCCCGGTCTGGCCGAAGTACCACTGAGCCGCTTTCCTGAAGTCGAGCACAACGCCGTTGGGCTGAGGAACATTCGGTGGGTATGGAGGAACCGGACGGCGAGGCGCTTGGCTTTGAGCGTACAGCCCGTAGGTCGCGAAGCGCACTCGGCCGTTGACTGCCATGCCGGCCTTGTAGAGCGCGGTTGTGCCGCTCGGCAGGTTCCCTAGCATGTACTCGACGCCGTACCTGTCGCGCTGCGCCCTCATGTAGATGCGCTGCGGCTGCTGGGCCGGCGGGTCTTTGAGGTAGAAGATCAGGATGTCGCTGAAGTCGCGCTGGCCGGGCCGCTTGTCGTCGAGCGCGGTGCACACGTCTCTCGCGCCCGGCAACGGCGTGACGACGAAGGCGTTGACGGCTGGAGTCGGGTCGAACCACCGGAAGCGCCAGAGACCGCCGATGTTGTAGGCCACGACAGGCCTCATGTTCTGGTCGAACGCGAGCCGGACGTCCGTGACCCCGTTCTGGCTGAACAGCGTCGAGAACTGCCCGTTCGGCAGCTTTCGGATGCGGACATCGCGCCCAAACACGCGCAGCTCCCAAGTCGCGACGTTCAGGCCCTGCGTGGGGTCGCCGAGCGCCACGCCACCGCGCTCGAAGTCCTGCGTTCGGGTCGCCTGCAAATCGTCGCCAGCCGCGAACGGCGCGACGACCGGCTGCGACGAAAGACGAACCTCAGGGATCATGGGCGACGCCCCCAGCCCACCCGGAACCCGATGCTGAGTACCTTGGTGTTGTCCTTGTCGATGGTCGTCGTGCCGTTGTCTCTCGGCGTGGTTCTGGTGAACTGCGTCTGGTACGCACCCACACTGGTCTGGTAGTGCACGGACCTGATACCGCCCGGCAGGTTGCCCTGATCGAGTCCCCAGCCCAGTGTTGCGTCCTGCTGCAGTGAGTTGTTCGAGTAGCCAAGGTTGGTGATACCTGCGTTGAACACGCTCAACCCTGACGGTGAGCCAGTGATGGCGCCGATGCTGCCGTTGTATACGCCGGGGCTTGCTGAGCCGGGCAAAGTGGTGAACACAACCCTGCCAGACGGGACGCCCCAGTGGAGCGTGCTCGTGACTTGTGCGGCTCTCGATATGCAGTTATAGTCTTCGCCGCCAATCGCGATCTGGTACGTCTCATCCGCGGTGGGCGGGTAAATGCGCATGCTGTAGTAGATGTCCAGCACCTCGTCGCCGAGCACCGTGACCGTGGTCGGATTACCGTCCTCATCCTTGATGAGCGCACGAGACCACAACTGGTAGTCGGTCAGACCCGAGCCAGTGCTCCACCCAATTCCCACCTCTGTGAGGTTTCCCGACGCCGACCCGACCGAGAATCGAAACCCCGTGCTCGTTCGTGTGAAGTAGGGCGGCGAAGACTGTGCTGTCGGACCCGGGATGTTCGGCGCACCCGCCCCTGTCCTTGCGCGCGTCGTCTGCAGTTGGGAGTCCGAAACGGTAGGAGCGTTCGATCCTGTCCCAACGACGCACGTATCCCTGAAGGGCCCGATGCCCATCCTGTTCAGGCCGGCATCGGTGATCAGGTTGCTGAAGTCCGCAAGCGTGCGCTGCGACCCGTCGAGCTTGGTGGCCACCATCCTGATGCGGCCCTCGACCGTCGCGCGCATCTGCGGCAGCTCGACGTGCAGCTCTTTGATCCGGTTGTAGCGCGTCACTGCAAAGTCCCCCCAAGCGCGACAGCCATAACGCTGTTGAATTCGTCCGCCTCCATCGTGGTCACGATGAGGATTCGGTTGATCTGCCCACTGAGCGCGAGCGCCGTGTTCGAGTCAATGCTCTCCGGCCCTTCGGAGTACACCTTGAGGATTGCCTGAATCTGTCCGCTCAAGGCCACTGCAGTTGTCGAGTCGATGCTTTCCGGCCCTTCGGCGTACCTGATGAGCGTGTCCCTGATCTCCCCAGAAAGTGCCACGGACGTGGTGGTGAACTCTTCGAGGTTTTGCAGGATCGTCGTATCGAATGCGCCCTCCACGCGGGACGCAAACTCCTCTTCTGCCACGACCGGGTACGGCGGGCTCGTCACCGACCCCTCCATCCCGCCGAAGCGGAACGGGTTGATCTGGAAGTCAAAACCGTTGCCCGGCAGCGCGCTCACAGTACCTCCGGCAGAGACCCCGTTCTGACGCCAATCAGAGTGATGATGAGGCCCTTCGCGTTCTGGCCGGCGGTCAGGATGTCAACAAGCACCTCGGAGTCGTCCGGCACGTTCTGGTACGCGATGGTCGGCCGCACCGAAGACGTCAAGCTCGTCTTCTGACCCGCGTCGATCTGCAGGGGGCCGAACAGTGCGTTGAAGCCGTTGATGATCAGGCCGACGCGGACCGCCCCGTTGTCGCTCGCCTGAAGCAGAGACGCCCTGACCTCGACCAGCCTGAAAGCGTCGGTTGTCCTGAAGTACGCGACGCCGGGCCTCTGAACGAGCGGGCTGACCAAGTCGCTCGCGGAGGCTTGGTACTTGACGACGGAGTTCTGCAGGCCGATGAGGTCGAAGCCGCGCTGGATCAGCGCGAACTCCTGCACCATCTGCCGGGAACGCGCGATCTGCCCGCCAGTCGCATCGAACCGTCGCTGGTAGTACGGATTGGTGGGGGCGCTCATCGGGCAATGGTGCGAGGCGTGTAAAGGATGGTCGCCGCTTTCAGCGTGTGTGGCAGCTCCCTGTCAGACTCTGACGAGAACAGGAGCGAGATGGACTTGCCCTTGCCGGAGACCGCGTACTTGATGTCTCCTGTTGCAGTCCCGTCCCAGTAGGTTTGGTCCCACGCACCGAAGTCCCAGAAGAGACCCTCGCCGAGCTGGTTCCGGAAAGCGATGGCTGACACCGGAGAGACGTTCGCGCTTTCGGCGTTGGCATCCGAGTACTCTGCGCCAACGCCCAAGTTGTACGCGCTGCTTGCCTCCGTTTGCAGGAACAGGTGCCGGTACTGCTTCTCCGTGACGCTGGACTTCTGGTTTTGACTCGACAGTCGCAGCCCGGCCCGGATGGGGCTTCCGTCGAAGCTCCGGCCGACATCGGCCTCCAACACCCAGCCGTCCTCGTCTCCCATGAACACGCGGTAGATGCCGGCAATCTCTCCGCCGAAGGCCACGGTGATGACGCGCCCGTAGTCGAACGGCATCCACGCGACCCCGTTCTTCATTGGCGTGCCGGACACGCCGAGGCCGTCCTCGAAGAACAGCCGCATCTTCGAGCGCCCTTTTACGAGCACAGAGCACGACACGGATGCGTTGCGCACAAGCGGCTCAATCGCGCGAGAGGCGGACTCGAAGGAGAAGTTCCCGAAGGTGTCCGTCGGGCTGTACCTGTTGAAGCCCTCCCTGTCAAAGCAGATCGGCCCGAGCATGTTCAGACCGCCGTAAGGCTGGGCGCCAGCCTCGTCTGAGATGCGCTTGAAGCTCCAGCTCTCGGAGTCGTCGCCGTACAGAACCCACACGCTGTCGCGGCATGTCACCATCAGGGCCGCGTTGGACTCGGAGCCGGCGATGTTGATGAGGTTCGTAATCTCGTCGCCCGTGGTCAGCTCACCGGCCCCGAACAGCGGGAGCCACTTGTACGGCGCCGCGACGCCGCTGTGCTGAAGGCTTGGGCCGTAGGCGTAGAACAGGTGATTCTTGTGGACGAAGACGTGCTTCGCTCGCTGCGCCCCCATGCCCGTGATGATCGGCACCCAGACGCTGCCATCAAACTCGAACTCGACGTTCACGCCGTCGCAGCCGTACAGCCTTCTGGTTGACGTGAGCCCGGTGAAGTTGTGGACCACAGCCTCCACTCGGCCGCCCGCAAGAAGAGCGTTCTGCGTCTCCGGGCCAGTCAGTGTGCATGCTCCAGTGCCAGCGGCCACGCCGGCGCTGAAGTTGCCGCCCGTCGGCTGGTCGATGACGAAGTACCCCTCGGCGTCGTTGGTGCTCCAGTCGCCGGACTGAACTACCACGCGCCGGATGACGGCGCTGACGCTGCCCTGCGTGACCGTGCCGCCATCGAGATACTCGGTCGTGCCCTGATCGAACTGGACGAGGTATCTCAGATTGACCTGCGACCATCCAGTACTGGTGGCCTTCCACAGCTTCATCGCCGTGCCGTCATCGCGCCACGCGAAGACCTGATCGTTCAGGACCGCCACGCCGCGGATCGGCCCCGTGCCGGGCGGGCGCTGGATGAACTGCCGGTACTCCTCGGCCGCGAGGTAGGCGAGGTCGTTGTCGAGGAACGGATCGATTTCAGGGGATGCGTTGGTGATCAGACCGCGCGGCGTTCCGGCCAGCGTCACGTTCTCGCCGTCCTCGAAGGACGCGCCCGGGCTAAGGCGTGTCAGGGCGATCTGCAAGCCGTCCGGGCTGACCCAGATGACCGTCCCAGTTGCCCCGCTGACGTCGCCATCGACCTGCGCGCCCGGCGTCAGCCCTGTGAACCCATCCTCGGCTTCGAGCACGACGTGCTCAGCAAGGCTTGGCTGCGGCCGCCCGTCGTATCGCTCGAACCCTCCGATGCGCCTGTACCCGCCGCCGAACTCGGCCTCGTAGTTGATGGCAAAGCGACACGTCCCGGGCGCCGCCGACCCGGGCGGGCTTATCAGGTCAAGCCCGCCACCAAGCCGGACTTGATCCGGCTTGACATCGACCTTCGGCAGCTGAGGCAAGCGTTGCATCTCAGAGCCGGGCCCTCTTGAATCTGACCTTCGGGCCTTGGTCGCTGAAGAGGTCGTTTTCCACGTTGGTGAAGTTCACCATCGCTCGGCTGTAGACCTCCGGCGCGGCATCGTAGCTGGCCAGCTCCATCAGCGCCCGCCAGACGAGGATCACGTGGAACTCGGGCGGCATGTCGGGCTCGTCGTCCGCCTCCACCAGCTCGGTCGGCTGCTTGTAGTAGCTGGCTCGGATCGCGGCCTCACGGTCCGGGGTCGGGCCGAAGTGAATCCGCTTGTCAGGGGAGATCGAGTAGTACACCGGAGGGCCGGGCTCGTGCGCCCGGATGTCGAACGCCGCGCGGTACCTCTCCCACGGGATGTAAACCAGCGGAGTCCCATCCGCCGTCACCTCGTACTCGTCCTCCGCCGGCGGGAACCAGTCCTTGAAGTCCGTCACCGCGACGTCCAGCTCGTCCGCGGCGTAAGAACGCTGGCCAATCGTCAGGGTTCCCGACAGCTCCCTGCGCATCCACGCCCACCTCGTTGGGCGGCGCTGCAGCTCCACCCATGCGTCGCGAACCCAGTTCACGATGCGCGCGTCATCGCCACTCACCGAGATACTGGTGATAGGCGGCCCAGACCGGCCCGACTCGACCTTGGTCCGCGCGCAAAGCTGCAACAGGTTCACTCGACGACGCCGACGATGGTGTACGGGAAGCGCTTGCGCTCGACCACGATGGTCTTGTTGCTGTCGGTCGGGTCCACTTCCGCGACCCCCATGACCGCGTTGTCGAGGATGTCCAGTACCGCCTTTGGCACCTTCACGTCCTTGCCGCGCTCGATGAGGAAGTCTCGCCCGTTGGCTCCGACGAACTGCTTGACAGGCTCGTTGTCGTTGCCCAAGCCGATGTTGATGATGTAGAGCTTCTCGCTCTTGGGCTTCGTTGCCACGTCCGCCATGATTCTCTCCTGTGATGGAAAGACGGGGACCGAAGCCCCCGTCGTGGTTGCGTCCGCCTGTTCGGCTTACGGCTTGTCGTTGACCGGCAGCGCGCTGACGTCCCAGATGGTCGTCGTGACGCCGGTCGCGTTCAGGTTCGTGGTGCCCGGCGTGAACGTCGCCGCACCAGTCACAACCCTCAGCAGGCCAATCGGCGCGTGCGTCGCAGGCAGCGGCGGCACGGTGCCGTCGCCCACCACGTTCATGCCGGTCGGGCTGACGAAGCGCTCGCCCTCGAAGCGGCCCTGCACCACGTTCACGGTGCCGGCCGCATCGACGCCCACCGAGTAGTACACGGTGGTGTTCGCGGGCTGGACGCGGAACGGCTCGCCGCCACTCACCAGCGCTTGGTTGGTGAACGCGGCGCGGCTGTACATGACGCCGCCGATGCTGAACGGCACGGCGGCCGTCGAGGTGATGGCCGACGGCGTGGCGCCGATGGCGATGTTGCCCTTGCCGTAGCTGCGATTGCCCAGCACTGCCCGCAGGGTGGCGTCTTGAACCTTGGAAAGGTCACTCATGTCGATGCTCCTTCTTGAATTACGCCGTCACTGCGGTCTCGACGCGGACCATCCACGCATCGTTCAGGATGACGGACGTGCCGTACATCTTGAAGCCAACGTGGCCGCGCTGAGCCAGCGGGTCGCTGTCGCTGGGCTTGGGGTTGACGACGACGGGCGTGACGGCCGTCGAGCCCGCGAGGGACACCGTGGCGTACGCGTCCTTGCCGCAGATGATGACCGGGTACACGTCCGCCGGCTGCGAGCCGCTGGGCGCCGCGCCGTTGTGCAGCATCGTCGAAGAGCTGCCGCCGGCCGCCAAGAACGGGGTGTAGAGCGTCGAGCTGAGGAAGCGAATCTCGCGCCACGAGCCCATCTCGTTCTCGGCCAGCACGCTGTACGTGCCGTACTCGGCCGGCGTCTTGAAGCCGGGCAGGCCCTCCAGATCGTTCTGGAGGTCGGGGTGGCAGAAGGCAACGAACGCCGGGCGGACCGGAGTCGTCCCCACCTTGTCAGTGCCCGAGAGCATCTTGGAGATGTACTTCGCGTTCTGCCGCTTCAGCTGACGGATCGCGCGGGCCAGCGTGGTCGCGCCGCCGGTGCCGGTGAGGGCGGTGTTCACGTCGCTGCGGGCCGAGCCGTTGCCGAAGATGACGTTGGTGCCAGCGCGGATCGCGCTGTAGACCACCAGCTCCATCGTCTGCCCGGCCAGCTCGCCCATGACCTCCGCGTACTCGTTGAGCACGGGGTCTTCATGGGTATCCTCGATCACGTCCGTGATCACGGTGCGCCGGCCGTACTGCTGCAGCGTCGCGGTCACGTCGGTCGAGCTGATGTTGTCGGGGCTCGGAGTGACGCCCTCCACCAGCGGCACCGTGTTCGGCGCGAAGGCGTTGTACCGACGGAACTTGACCACGCGCGTCGCGTTCCGGGGGATGGGTTGTTGCTGGCCGAACTTGGCCATGCACAGATGCGGGAGCGCGCGGTCCAGCATCGTCTTTGCGGCGTAAGCCGCGGTTCTGGGCGAGATGTCGCCGTAGGTGTTTGCCATGTCAGATCACCTTGAATGTCAGCGCTTTCCTTGTGCGACGAACTCTGCGAAGGCGCCCTCAAAGTCATCCTTGTTGACGGTCGGGCGGGTCACGGTGCGCGGTGGAATACCGCTTGCCGCGCGAAGCCTGTCGTTGCTCGTCGCGCCTGTGCCCTTTGGGGGCGACGCCACACCCTTGTCGGCATAGAAGAGCTTGAGAATGGTCGAGCTGTCTTGCAGGCCTCGACCGGGGAACATCGCTCGAATCTGCTCGGGCTGGGTTTCCACCCACCGAGCGATTTCCTGCACGTCCCGGCGCCAGTTCGGGAAGAGCTTGTCCAGCTCCTGCCGCACGGCTTCCGTTTCTCTCTGCTCTTCGCGGCTCACAAGCGGCTCAACGTACTGAGCGGCCTGCTGAGCCGTCTGACTTACCTCGGCCAACTGCGCGCGCGCAGCGTCCAGTTGAGCGCGAATCTCGCGCGTTCCCTCTTCAAGGGCCATCTGGATGCGGCGCTCGACGGCGGCCTTCAATTCGGGGGCGTTCTCCAGCAAGTCGCTTGCGTCCCCGTCCTCGCGCGGCGACTGCTTGGTCGGCTTCGGCTCGGCCTGTTTCTTGGCCTGCGTCAGCTCGGCCTGCAGCCGCTCGACTTGCGACTTCAGTGAACCCAGTTGCTCCTTGAGCTGGTTGTTCTCACGGGTGAGGAAGGACTGCCGGTTGGCGTCCGAGCGCCACTTGTGCAGCGCCTCGTCTCGCTCTCTTGTGAGACGAGCCACCTGCTCTTCAGGCGCCTCTTGACGCTGTTCCTGCTCGCCTTCTGGGCCTGACGCTTGATGACTCGCATCGCCATCCGCCTCTCGGCCTGCCTCGTCTCCGGCGGCCTCATCCGCAGCTTCCTGCTGCTTCTTGGGAGGGGTCTGGGTCTTGGCCTCCGACGCGGCCTCGAAAGCGGCGTCGAAGTCCTGCTCGTCATTCGTCAGTTCCTCTGATGGCATGTTTCCTTCCCGACGGCGTGCTTGCGCAGAGGCGGTCTACCTGTGGACGATGAAGTTTTGCCACTCGCACGGCGCCGGGCAAACCGCATACACAACTCAGCTGCCCTTCTGTTTTCTCTGAAGCCGCAGCGCTTCGACGTATGCGCGGTTGAAGTCATGCAGCACCGCACGACGCTCGCGGTTCAGCTCCGTCATGTAGGCGAGCTTCTCGGCGTCCGTGAGTTCTTTGTCGTTCAGCACCGCCAGCTCGTCCTTGCGCAGCTTCGTCATCTGCGCCCTTGTCCTCTGCAGCGTCCGGCCAAGCGCAATGATCGGCTCGTTCTCCGACAGATAGTCCGCCACGTCTTCAGGCAGCTCATCGAGCTTCTTCGCGGCTCTTGCGCGATTGACCATCTGCTCCGCCTCTTTCATGCTGGAGTAGGCCATCGTGCGGTCGGTCTCCTCGTCGATCACGCCCACGAACTGCTTGATGAAAGGCAGCCTTCTGACATCCATCTCCGGCCGCTCCAGATGCTGCCGGGCGTACATGGAGTTGATGATGTCCAGCGTGAACGTGGCTGGACCGCCGAGATACCCGCGCACGAGGTTCTCGATGGAGCCGGGCGACAGGTCGATCCATCCCTTCTCGATGACGTTGCCGCCAGTGGCCTTGTTCAGCAGCTCCGCAGACTTCTGAAACACCGTCCCCGCCTGCGACGCCGTGAACTTGGTCGAGTCCGGCAGCCCGTCATCCCGATCAGCGTTGGGCGTGATCTGGCGTCCGAACGGGTTGACGTTGAGCATGTTCTGCAGAACCGGGTTCAGGGCATCCGGCGTGAACACGAGGGCAGCCGACTTCTCGTTCTCGAACGATCCGCCGATCTCAGGCACCGGAACCCATGACCCCATGAATGCGCCGAAGACGTTGGTCAATGCCTTGCTGGGCGTGACCCCCTTTGCCGCATCCTGACTGTTGCGCCACACGTCCACTGCGTTGTTCGCTATGACGGCGAACACGTTGTACCCGTAGGGCATGGGAATCTTGCGGTAGCGCCCCACCTTGCTGCCCGGAACCAGCTCGCCAGCGTCAGACCCCGGAGGCAGGACGATGATGATGTTCCGCTCCTTGATCTCGTTCGGAATCTTGTCCCACCACGCGATTCCATCGTCGTCCTCGCCCATGGCCGCGTTCTGCAGCGCGAGGGCCGCGATGCCGGTCATCGCGAAGCCGAGGGTGCTGATCACCTTGGGGCTTTTCAGCGCCTGCACCATTCGCGCCGTGCCCTGCACGGCCGGGTTGAAGAACAGGAACCACGCCGACAGCGCAGGCGTCATCGTTCCTCGACGGTTGAAGTTCACCGTCAGGTTCTTGGCGATGCTTGCCGCCTCTGCGTCCGTCTTGCCCATCTTCTTGGCAGCCTTGAAAGCGGCCAGACGGGCGATGTTCTCCACGCCGGCGTTGACGCTCTCGACCAGCCTCAGCGCCGCGGGACCAAGGTTGCGCGGGTCAAGCATCCCCCGCTCGGCCTGCGCGACCATGGATGCCAGCTCATTGCTGATGTCATCCAGCGTCTTGTAGTCCATGAACCCGGTTTTCCCGCCCGTCGCACGGAACAGGTTGTAGTCCACCGAACGATTGCCAAGCTCGGCCGCAAACGACTCCTTCGTGGCGGCCGGGAACTCGGCGTACATGCGCGCCGCTCCCAAAAACCCCAGCTCGTCGATTGCCCCGAAGCCGGCCGTCATTGCATCGCGGATGAAGTTGATGGCCGTGAAGACGGGGCTCAGCGAGGTGTAGAGGCGCGAGAGAATCCGGTTGGCGAACAGGAGCGTCCCGATGACCCTGCCAAGCTCGTGCGCGTTCAGGTTCTGCAGCTGCTCGCGCAGCTTGTCGTCGCGGACGACGATGTGGATTTCCTCGCCGCCGTCCTTGACGGTCACGACGCGCTGATCGGTGATGAGGCGCTCTTCCTCGACGATCTGCCTGTCGCCGTTCGCGTCCACTTTGGTGATCGGCTTGGTCTCGACGGCGTTGACCTCCCAGAGGTTCGGGCTCGGGTTGTCCAGCACGAACTTGAGGAAGTGCTTGAGCACCTCGTTCTTGCCGACCCTGATGGTCGCGCGGGTCCGGTCGGCGATGATGTTCTCGATGATTTGCTTGGCGCGTGAGCGACGCCCCTTTGCCATCTGCGACTCGGAGCCGCGGATGTTGAAGCCCTGCCCAGTGCCGCTGCCAACCGGAGCAATGCCCTCCAAGTCGCTGCCCGGCGGCAGGCCGCGCAAGGGCACGTAGGAGGCCATGTTCTGCGTCCAGCTTGCGTGCTCTTCCGGCGTGATCAGCCCGCCCTCCAGCATCAGGTCTCGGGTTCCCTGCACCCACGCCCGGAGCTGTGCACTGTGGCGCTTGAGGACAGCCTCCAAGCCGGCCGCCCTCGCCTCGTCAAGTATCAGATCGGCCTCCTCGTTGGTCATGCCCGAGCCACCATCGGGCATCGACGGGCGAATCTTGGCGATCCACTCGTTGCGGTCGCGCGCGTGCTCGGCGTAGGCGTACTCGGCCACAGCGGCGATGTCGAGGCCGTCTTTGGTCACCGCCTTGATCCACTCCTTCACCTCGGCTTGGAAGTCATCGAGCTGTGCGCCGACCTTGCCCCAGTAGCGCTCCTCTGCGCGGTAGAAGTCGTTGTCCTCGCTGACCGTGCCGCCCTGCTCCTCGATCTCCCGGATGGCCTGCTTCCAGCGGTTGTACCTGTCCTGCGTGGCCTCGATCAGCTCCGCGGCCTTGCCGAAGTCGCCCAGCGTGTACCTGACGCCTCGGCGCGACATGAAGCGGCTGCGGTCTGGCGGCGGAGGTGCGGGGGGCTCCGGATGCTGCTCGGCAAACATGCGCTCCAGATCACGAAGCTCGCTCTCAATCTCCGCGAGGATGTCGTTCGCCGCCATTTTCTGCGCGTCCGCGGGAGCGATTCCGGACGCAACCAGTTGATCGACGCGTGACAGCAGCGTGTCCCGATCTTCGTCGCTGATTCTTTGGCTCAGGATCAAGCAGGTGCTGAGTTCCATGATGGCTCCTAGTCGAGCAGGCCGGTCGTGATGAGCGTGACCATCAAAGCGATTATGGCCTCGTTCTGCTCTTCAATATCGCGGCCGACGTCCACGCGCCGGTTGACGTGCCGCACTCGAATGCGCCTGCCGCCTGATGACGTTGTTGACTCTATTGGCTGCGGTCCGAACAGACGGCCGGCAAACAGGCGGCCCGCAAAGAGGCGCTTGCCGCGGAACTGGCCGATCACGTCCCGTCAACCTGCACCGATGTGCGGTTGCCCTGCGAGTCGAAGGTGGCCGTGATTCTGGGCTTCGAGCCGTCGCGCGACATGTACTCTTCCGTTGCCGTTCCGACCCCTGAAGTCGTGCCCGACAGCGCGGCCATGATCACGCGCAGCATTTGCGCCGGAGTCATGCCGTTCTCTAGCGTGATGCCGTTCCAGATTTCATCGACGGTAAGCCCGCCGCCGGAGGAAAACACGCTCCACGCCAGATCGGCGTCGCGCCACACCGACGACTGGACCAGATACGACAGTGTCGCATCCTGCTGAACGGCGGCCTTGACGCCGTAGCTGATCGTCGCGTCCCGCTGTACTGCGTTGAGGACGCTGTAGCTGAGGGCCTGATCGCGCTGAACTGAATTCAGTACCGCATAGGCCAGCGACGAATCGGCCTGAACGGTCGCAAGAGCACTCCACGCAGCACTGACCGACACCGTGCCGTCGTTTGAGCCGTCGCTGGCGACGATGGCGAAGTAGTACGACTCGCCCGGCGTCAGCCCGCTCGCGATGCTGGGCCAGTTCAGCGTGCCGGTGCCGCCCGGGTCGGGGATGTTGCCCGCCCACGTTGCCGCGTCGTCGGACGGATCGTTCCCGGCCTTGATCTGCGCGGCAGTGACGCCAGAGCCAAGAGCCGACGGGTAGATGACTGCGTAGATCGTCCCGTATGCCGCGCCGCCTGCGCGCCCGTAGCGCGGCTGAGCCGTGGTGCTGGTGACGCCCGTGGGCGTCAGGGCGGTAAGGGTCGGTAGCGGGGTTTCGTATTGCGGCCGCAGTCTGGCCAGCGACGAAACGTATGCGGGACGAAGGCGCGCAGTCACGACTCAGGCGTCCAGCCAAACACGCCGGGCTCCCAGACGTTGTTCGGGACCGCACTCACCCAGACAGACCCTCTGTGCGTCACGCGATCTCCGATCTGGTATGCGTCGTGCGCCCCTGTCGGTTGCACCCACGCTGGGATATCGACCGCGCCATCTGGCGGCAGCAGCGCCATCTTCCTCCAGCCTTTCACGTCTGGAGGCCACACGTTGGCGTCGATCAACGACTCCCATTTGTGCCCCTGATAGCGCACAACAGCGCCCCGCACGTAAGCATCATGCGCGCCGGTAGGCCGAACCCACGTCGGCAGCACCGTGTCTGCATCTTGCCACCCAGACACGCCCGGCTCCCACACATTGCCCGCCACGGTAGAAGTCCAAATCGTTCCGTTGTGACGCACCGTTGCACCGAGCGGGTAAGCGTCCCCATCTCCGCTTGGTTGCCGCCACGGTTGCGCGAAGTCTTCGGCCTCAACGTCCTCGGCGTAGTAGGTCCAGCCGTGTGGCGGCGTGGCTCCGTTCGCATAGTCGGCCACGTACAGCGTGTACTCCGGCGTGGCAACGTAGTTGTGTGCTACGCAGACTTGCCCGTTGTGAATCTTGACGAGTCGCCCCATGCGCTTACCCCGTTACCGTCCAGCCCTTTGCCGTTGCAATGCTTGGATCGTCTGTCGCGGTTCCCCAGTTGCCCGTGACGTTGATGGTCTGCGCGCCCGCCGCCGTTCCGAGTCCCGTATAAATGTCGTTCAACGCAGAGGCCGACAGCATCAAGTTGACATACGAGATTGAGCGCGTCGTGCCTTCGAGCCTGCCTTTTGACAAGGACGTGCAGCCAAGGAACATGTCGGTAAACGTCGTACCTGCGGCCGTGTTCAACGTGGGAACTGTTTGAAGCGCCGAGCACCCATTGAACATGTTGGCAAAAGTCGTGCCTGCGGCGGTGTTCAGTAGCGGAATTGTTCTGAGTGACGAGCACCCGTTGAACATGCTGCTGAAATTCGTGCCCGCAGCGGTGTTCAGGGCTGGGATTGTTTGAAGCGCGCTGCAGTTGTCGAACATGGCCTGAAAATTGGTGCCTGCGGCTGTGTTTAGCGGCGGGATGGTTTTCAGGTTGCGGACGAATGCGAACATGGTCTGAAAATTTGTGCCTGCGGCTGTGTTCAGCAATGGGATTGCTTTGAGCGCAAAACAACTGTTGAACATGCTCTGAAAATTCGTGCACGCGGCTGTATTTAGCAACGGTATTGTGATCAGCCTGCGGCAGCTGCTTAGCATAGAACTCAAATTCGTCGCTGCCGCCGTATTCAGAAGCGGGATTCTTTGAATCGAAAAGCAATTGGCAAGCATGTTGTTGAAATTCGTGCCAGCCGCAGTGTTCAAATCCACGCTAACCAAATTGGGCAGATCGCGGAGCAAGTTCGACAAGTTCGCGACGTTGTTTTGCCGCAACTGCACCCTATGCAGTTGA